CACCGAACCGGGGGCAGGAGCGATCCTGCCTCCGGTGTTTCGAGGATGCATGATTCGACTGCCGGGGGCGCCGCGACAGGCCATCGCTCGACCCGATGCGCTAGGACCAGGCCGCACGCGGAAGATTGGCATCATCGGCACCGCGCCGGGCACGCTGAAGTATGCCCCGGTCGATGACCCCGAGTGGATCTTCGTCGGCAACAGCAGCGCGGTGAATGCGTTCCCGGCCGATCGGCTGGACGCCATCATCGATACCCACCCAGCGCATTGCTACACCGAAGGCCGCAAGAACGGCTTCGTCGATTACTACGACTATCTGCGACGGTCGCGCATTCCGGTGTTCATGCAGGACGTCGTGAAAGACATTCCGACGTCGATGAAGTTCCCGCGGGAGCAGATCAAGCAGCAGTATCCGTACGAGTTCGGCTCGATGACGGCGCAGTTTATCGGCTGGGCGTTGTTGCAGGGCGTGACGCATCTCGGGTTCTGGGGCTGCGAGTACTGGGACATCGAGTACTTCGACCAGCGGCCGATGACCGTGTTCTGGATCGGGCTTGCTGCGGGGAAGGGCGTGCAGATCGTCCTGCCGCCGAACTCGACGCTCCTGAAGAACGCGCAGATGCAGGCGGATTGGGAGCAGCGGCGGCTCACGGTGGCGTTGTGCGGCGATTACGCCTACGACACGCACTCGACACCTGAGAAGTACGCGGCGCTGAAGGCCAAGTACAAGGAACTGAAGCAGCACGCGTTCTCGAAGCACACGCTGATCGCCGTCAACGATCCGGAGATGGCCCGCGCGGCACGGGATCTCCGCCTCTCGCTGGATCCCCGCAACGCGGAAGCGGCGGCGAAGTTCGGCGACGACAGCAAGATGCCGATCGAACTCATCGAGCAGGAACATCGCGACGCGATCGAGTTCGAAGTTGCCCAGATTCACGCGATCGCGAACATGCCGGAGGACGCCCGTGCCCGACTACAACGAGGCCCAGCTCGCCTACTCGTTACTCAAGGACTACCACTACCTGACGGTGCCAGCCCTCAAAGCCCTGCGTGCGGTGAAGAAGGGCGAGGCCAATCTGCCGGAGTCGGTGGTGCAGACGCACCGGCTCAATGCGACGGGCTGGTTCAACCATCTGGCGATGCTGGTCACGGCGAAGTACGTGACCACGGAGATGTTTTTGTTCGTAGCGACGAAGCAGGCGGCGCGGCTGTGGCTTGAGTACGTCGCGCCGCTCGATCGCGTGGTCCGCGGGGAGCCGTACGACATTCCCTCGGACAACCCGGTCGAGAAGTTCTGGCGCGACTACGTCGAAGGCGGGAAGGTCGCGGTCATGAAGGCGATCACCGCGGTGGGCGAAGAGAAGAAGGCGCGGGAGTCGGTGACGCATTGATGGAGCTCGTTAACCGCGTGCGCGAGGTCGGCCTGGCGGAAACCACAGCCGCGGCGCTGTGGCCTGCCGAGGCCGTGGCCTGCGTCATGGCGGATGTCCGCGAGGCCGCCGAGACGGAACGCTGGCGGGAGGTCAAGGGCTTCTCGCGCAAAGTGTTCCTGCGGCAGCTCGAGCCGACCGCGCAGGGCGCCGACGCGATGGCCGAGTGTGCGCGCGTGATTCAGCCGATGGCCGAGGCCTACATCGGCGGGCCGGCGTACCTGATGCGGACGGATGCCTATCACACACGTCCCGCAATCAGTGGGGTCCGGCGGCGCTCGCAGAAATGGCATCGGGACGTGGAAGCCACGCGCGTGTTCAAGGCGTTTCTGTACGTGTCGGACGTGGATGCGCAGTGCGGGCCGTTCGAGTACGTGCTGGGCTCGAATTTCAGGCGTGGCGCGTGTCCGGCGCGCAGCTATGCCGCGCCTGATGCGACGTTCGAGGCGCACGCGTGCGTGGGGCCGTCTGGGACGGCGTTTCTGGTCGATACCGGCGGGATTCATCGGGGTGGTTTCAGTACAGGCGGAGAGCGGCTGCATGTGATGTGGACGTGGCTCCCTGGCAAGAAAGAGCGGGACGTATGAAGCCGAGCCACGCTCCGACGTGGATGTACTCCCGCGCCGGAGAATCGCGGCTCGTGACCACGCTGGCGGAACTGGCGGCGCTCGACGAGCAGGACTGGGCTGACACGCCCGCGGCGTTCCTGACGCCTCCCCCTGAGCCTGAGACGGCGCCTCCAGTTGCACCCGCGATGAAACCGAGACGGTTGCGCACGCCGTCACTGGGGGATGCCTAATGGCGACCTTCGGCGATGCGATCAAGGCGGCGCTGCAGGATCTCGGCGTGGTCGATGCGGCCTCTGCGCCGAGCGCGGAAGACTCGGAACTCGCCCGCCTGCGTGCGAACGACTGGCTCGACAGCCTGCAGCATGACCATCTCGCGATCCCCTACATCGCGCGCACCACGTGGACGCTGACGACGGCGAGCAGTTACACCATCGGCGCGGCTGGGACGATTGTCGTGGCGCGGCCGGCGAGCCGGAACGCCATCACCGCCATCGGCTACATCGACACGGCGCAGGATCCGGACGCGGAGTATCTGGTCGAGAACTTCACCGATGAGGCCTTCGCCGAGATCGCGATGAAGGCGCAGACCAACTCTGTTCCGTATGGCTTCTACTACCGGCCCACGAGCCCGACCGGCACGATCATTCCGTGGCCGATTCCGGACGGCACGTCCACGCTGACGGGCGTGATCTACACGCTGGCGCAGCTCACGCAGATTTCTGCGCTCACCGACACGTTCACGCCGGCCACGGGTTACGCGCGCTTCTTCCGGACGAATCTGGCCGTTGAACTCGCGCCGGCGTTCGAGCGCGAGCCCTCACCGTCGCTGTTGCGCGCGGCGATGGATAGCAAGGCGCAAGTGCTTAGCGACAACTACCGGCCGCTCATCTTGAAGGGCGACCCGGCGTTGTCCACGTCCTCGGGTGGACGCTGGGACATCAACACGGACCAGTGGCGCCGCTGATGCCGACCTATCCAGGCTTCATCGGCGGATCGTCAGTCGCCCACAGCGAATGGGCGAGCGGGGAGCGTACGGTCAATTACTACGTCGAACGCATGGACTCGGCGACCTCGCCGTTCCCGCTCGCGCTCTATCCCTCGCCGGGCATGGAGTCTGTCGCTGAGGCGACGTCGTCTCCAGGGCGCGGCAGTCTCAAGTTGGTGCACCAGGGCACCGAACGGGCGTTCTGCGTCATCGGGACGCTGTTCGGCGAGCTGTCCTCGGTGTATGGCCTGACGGTGATCGGCGCCGTCGCCGTAGACAGCCATCCGGCGACGCTGGCGTGGAATGGCGACGGCGGCGGCCAGGTGCTCGTCGCCTCGGGCGACAAGGGCTATCTCTACGACCTCGATTCCGGCGTCTTCTCGACGGTGCGGACGAGTGCCACCACGATGGTGGTGCATCTCGATGGCTACTTCCTGGCGCTGGATACGAATACGAGCACGGTCTATCGCTCGGCGCTGCTCGATGGCACGTCGTGGGACGGCACGGAGTTCCACCAGCGGTCGATCGCCTCGGATCCGTGGGTCGCGATTGCGGTCCTCGATCGCTACCTGTGGCACTTCGGCACGGAGACGACTGAGGTTTGGTACAACCAGGGCTCGCTCAACGATCCCTTCGTCCCGCATCCCTCTGGCCTTGTGCCCTACGGCTGTATTGCGCCGTTCTCGGTGCAGGTCGTGTCTGGGACGTTGATGTGGCTGTCGCAGACCACGGAAGGCAACGGCGCGATTCTGCGGACCTCCGGATTCTCGCCGGAAGTCGTGAGCACGTTCGCGGCGCACATTGCTGTCGAAGAGGAAACGCGGATCGAGGACGCGATCGGGGACGTCTACGAAGACCTCGGGCACACGTTCTACCTGCTGACGTTGCCCACGGTGGGCCGAACGCTCTGCTACGACGCCACGCAGATCATGCAGATTCCGGCGTCGATGCGCTGGACGGATCGCGGGACGTGGCTGTCGGAGGAAAACCGCTTCGACGCGTGGCGGCCGCTGTACCACCTGTTTGTCTTCGGGCAGCATCTCGCGCTCGACCGCACGACGGGCGACGTCCTGCGGCTGCATGCGGACCTCGGCTTCGACGCCGATGAGCGCCCCTTGCGGCGCGTGCGACGGCCGCAGGGCGTATGGTCAGGGAATCGCCGCGTGTTCGTCGCGGAGTTCGAAGTCTTCGCGGAGCCGGGGCTTGGGCTGGCGACCGGACAGGGCAGCGATCCACAGATGGCCTTGCGGGTGAGTGTCAATGGCGGGAAGACGTGGGGCGCGGAACGCTCACGCAGTGCCGGCGAACTCGGGAACTACACGGCGCGCATGCGGTGGCATCGCTGCGGGAGCGGGCGCTATTGGGTGCCTGAACTCGTGGTGACCGATCCGGTGCCGTGGCGGTTGGTCGGGGCGCAGTATCGCGGGACGCCGATGGAGCGGGCGGCCTGATGCCGTTGACATTCGCCCCGGCGCCGATTCGCGACCCGATTGCGGTTCAGCAAACCAACGTCATCACGCAGCCGTGGATTGATTGGCTCGCGGCGCTGGTGCAGGCCATCGACGCGACGCCAGAGCGGGTGGATTCGACAACGGTCCAAGACCAGAGCGCCAGCATCGTGGCGACGCCGCTGGGGAATGCCTTGTCGGCGGGGACGTATCGCGTGAGCTGGTATGCCCGCATCACGCGAGCGGGCACCGTCTCGAGCACGCTGACCGTGACGATTGGCTGGACGGAATCGTCACAGGCGTTGACGTCGTCCGGTGCGGCGATCACGGGGAACACGGTGACGACGACGCAGTCCGGGTCGGTGCTGATCGACATCGACCACGCCGCG